TGTTGGCCACGTAAATGGCGTAAAACTGGTTGCATCAATATTAATAGTGAAGTTATACGCATCAACAATAGAAGTAACTATTGCGCGCATATAATTATTGGCAGGCGAAGGATTCAATTGAGTCATACCAGAAACAGCCGGGATGCTGAATGTTACTTCTTGCCCAACCGTTAAACTATGTTCAACTGAAGTACTTACCTGAGCATTAGCGGTTGCGGTAATATTAACCACATAACGACGGCGTGGATAATACAGAGGATTGGTATTAACAATTCTGTAGAACCCAGCAGTAGCTGCTGCTCCAGGAGCAGTTGCAAGCGGGTTTGTTGCAGTGAGCAATGTAAAGCTGGTTGAACTACTAACAGTACCAACAACCATATCAATACCATTGACATCAGTTTGTGCAGTATTGCTCATCCGAACAACGGTACCGACAACAACGTTAGTATCTGCTGTATGAGTAACAACAGGACGCGTGACGTTAGTAGAAGCGCTTGTGGCCACTGTAGGCCCGAGTAATGACAATGCGCCTTGTGATTGTCCAGATGGATCATACAGAGTAAATCCACCAGCAGTAATAGTATCACTAGATACCGCAGTAGTGGTATTGGTCGCATAGAAATCAACAAAAGCACTTCCTGCCGGCATGCCTCTTTGCCAATAATATTTAGTACCATAATACGTAGATGCCGTTCCTGCTGTTCCTGTTTGGGTATAGTTGTATACCCACATAAAATCAGCATTTGAAGGAATCTGAACAACTTGATTAATAACGGTTGAAGGTACAATAAATGAACCTTGACCTAATATAGTTCCGTCCATGATCTCTCCTTAAGCTAATGTTGCGCGTAAGTTCAGTACCCACAAATCATTGGTGATACGTGGAACCTCAGCGAATTTGTAACCTACAGACGCATTAAGAGCTAATGGGCCATCGTAGATTGGCGGACGATATATAAAGCTGGCAGAGTAACCATCTTGCTCAATACACGCATATGCTTCCATACCAACACAGAAGATGTTATACACATCAGCTCCGCTAGAAGATGCATTAGGCGCATAAGACCCAATAGATGACACAAGGAAACGAAGGTTTCCAATTGCGCCCCATTCTGAATCAAGAGCATTCATTGGCGATGGATATTGGTTGATAGCAATGAAGCTATTAACGTTTTCCAAGTTACCTGTTAACTGCGTGCTGCACAATGCAAAGTATGCATTACGAACAGGCGCTGTGCCGAACTTATTTTCACCTTCGATGTAGTCGGCAATTGTATATGCGTTGTTATTCAACAAAGCACGAACAACTGTTTGTACGTCTGAGAGAGTAATTTCAGTTGGCGTATCACCGTTAACACCACCAGTACAGTTAATGAATGATGCTGTTGACGCCAACATATCACGTGTAAGTTGATCTTCGGTTTGACGAAGAGAAACACCAAGACGCGCTGCGCATTCGTTTAGAACAGGGTCCTGATTTTGCAATGTGCATTAAACTGTTACTTTTATTGACCAAATGTTTTCTATTTGGCGATGAGTCTTGTTATTCCTCATTCCCTATGTCTCCATAAGGATCGGACTTTCGCTTCACCTTTCGGTGTCTACCCGCCTAAGTCTCTCACGCTGTACATTTATTTATTTTTATTCTATAATGTATATATACGCTTAATATGTAAAGGAACTTATGAAAACAAATCAACATATACTTAAAGATCATACACCAACTCAACTTGCTTATTTAGCTGGTATTGTTGATGGTGAAGGTAGCATATATATCGGTAATTTTAGTTCGAATCCAAAAACTGGAACGTTGCATTATCAAACTAATATGGAAGTTACGAATACTGACGAAAGTCTAATAAACTGGTTATTATTAACATTTGGTGGGCGTATAAATAAATATACAGCCAAACAAACGCCAACCAATTCTAGAAGAGCTGTGTTTCGTTGGATTGTTACTGGTGAATTGTTAACCCACTTATGCAATTTGATGCTTCCATATTTAATCGTAAAGATTAAACAATGTGAGATCATGCTTAAAATGAGAGCAACATTCAAAGGATCTGGTGCCGTAAAAGGCAAATCAGGATGCCAAGCTGTAACTAAAGAAACATTAGCCATTCGTAAGATATATTTCGATCAGATGCGTGCATTACATTGTAGAAATTATGACAATAAATAAACACTTGCGCCTTGTCGCCCTCGTCTTTATACGTTAGGGGATCCAAGTCAATCAGGGCTGATTTAAAGCAGGCCATCTGCTTGCAAAATCGGGAATTTCAAAGAACAATTATTAACCTGCTCGTTTATTTGTACATACGTCTTAAGACAAATAAACTGTTACGGCACGTTTACCGTAAAACGAAATTTTCGCATCAATATCCACAGCCGTCAGATTTTGAGGAGGTGGAGTAACGCCAGAGTTGCCAAGTGGCACCATAGCAGTATTTAACGGATTATACCTACGCATACGAAGAGTTGTACCACCATTGCGTGGCATATTCTTCTTCATCGCAGGGATTTTATGAATCATATTTGGCACCGGCACCGAAAGCAGCTTATATGAAAAGCTTTGCTGAACTGGGGCTGGTAGCGAAGATGTAGTCGTAATAGACATAATATCTCCTTGAAGCATTGAATTACTACTTCAAGTTGGCGAAACTTGCGTACAGCCATGTGGTGGCGAGTCACGGTACAGCCGATAGAAAAGGATTTGAAGGCGCGAATCTTCGTACAGCGACGTTAGTATAGATAAATTTGATTAAAAATAAAACAATCCCACAGCTATAACACATTTTTTTACTGCCCCACTGATTTGGATATTTTACTCGATTATCGCGATAAATCTTCTCTTCTTTAATGGCATTGTATCGCGCTTTTCATCTTTGGCGCCAGAAGTAATAGGATTAATATCGACTGCATTCAAGATGGATGCGATCTTCATTATCTCTAATGTCCTGACTGGTGGCTTCATTTCTAAGGGACGAAGACCATTAAGGGTAAATCTTTCATGTCCCAATGGCAACACATCTTTGTCAGCAAATGGGACAAACACTGGATGAACACGGGGAGGGAAATTTGTTGCAGGATTATGCCTCAAAAGCATATGCTGCTTGAGATTATCACTTCTTGATGCGCACTTGGAGCAAAATGGACATTTATATGGCCGCTCACCGGTATGCTTACGATAATGTCTGTCTAAGTGAAAGGCGCTATCAAATCGGGTTAAACAAATATTGCATTCAAATTTCTTTTCGTAGATACGCGATTGCCCTTCAGAAGAAGGATCTGTTTCATCGCGAATGGACGAACTCGCGCACCATTCACTCATAATAAGAGGCTTTAAGATTCTCGATTTATCTATATTTATAGCAAATAAAGATAGCGAGCAAAACATTAACAGGAATTTCATGATAACCCCCTCACAGTTACTAGTTATAAGCATACTGCAAGGGGGAATAATAACGCAATGACTTTAGTAATTTTTCTTAGATGATTGCATTTCTTTCCAAAGCTGTGCCTTCATATCAGAAGTTAACCCATCTGCAAACATATTTGCCTTGCTTAATGCAGAGTCTCCTTGCTGCGCTGTGGCTGCTGTTGGCGATAGACGTGGCTTTGCTAGATTCTCAGCAATCTTCTTCTTTTCTTTCATGACATGCTCCTCTTGTCTGATAAGTGGCTCTACTTTATCTTTAATCAACTTGTAAGCCGATACCGCTTTAATATATAAATTAGGGGTTGCATCAAGAGCGGCGGCAAGTTCAGGCTCTAGTATTTTCAGCGTTTCCAGATTTTCTTCCGATACAACAGTATCAAAGTCCTGATACTGAGATTTCAATCGCGCTTCAGTAGCGGCCAAGATGGCCTCTTGCTGATTCTTGCTTATCTGTTGCTTAAGATCTTGCACTTCTTCTTCCAAAGCAGAAAGATGCTTGCCTTCAACAAGATCATCTTGTCCTATTGCAAGTCGAGAATTTGATTTCTGAGGCTGATCAATGCGCATCTGCTGGCTTTTAGCAACGCTATTATATGATTCGTACTCTTGTATCTTTTTATACGCCTCATTACGTTCACGCTCGAATTTGTCTGCTGCTGCTGCTCGCTTACGGATTACACGCAGGTTCTCTTCTTTTGAGTAGTCGCGTATTGACTCTTGCGTGGCTTCTGGAGCTTGTTCTTGAGCACTCTGTGTAATTTCAGGCTCAGATTGATAATTTTGCACAGATTCTTCTGGAACTGGTTCTGGCTGCTGTGTTTGCGCTATGCTTTGAGTTTGCTCTTGTGGAAGGGGAGGGAAATCTATCTGTTTTGTAGATTTATTCATCGCATCTATTGCATATTGAGGTGCGTGGGGAAGTGAATTAACATCCATATAGTTCCTAATTGGTGCTATTGAGCACTGTTTAATTCGGGTGAATTGGGCTTTTCATCATTATAGTGCTTACACATTTTAAAAAGAGTGCCATCAGCAAATTTAAGTACGAAACCAAGAAGGTCTTTTTCATCGTGGGATACCAGGAGTGAGTTCTCCTTAAGATGAAAGCACGCATCGCGAGACGGGACGGTCCACAGATATTCAACCTGGCCTTTATCTACGTTATATCTAAATACAGACTGATCGTAGTTAGGACTAGGACAACTCCGCCGGTGAATAAAATAGTTTCTAAACACATTGGGCATCAACTTTTCGTTTTTGGTTTGAACTTCCACAAAGAAACTAGTGCGATATAGATTAAATCCTTCGTCAATAGATGTAAGTAGATATTTCATATATTCACTCTGCATCTGCTTTTGTTGCTCAATAACACTTATTTCTTGCGGATTTTCTTGAAGTGCCTCAACAGATTGTTGGCCAACGGTCTTATCTTTAGGTTTATTTTTTACTTTTTTCATAGGAATGGGGTTTAAGGCAGAGTAGTCATATAAATACTCACAAGAATTTAAGTTAATATTATCTCTGCCGGGGGTGATAATAGCACGCTATCCCATAAAAATAAACCCCACCCATGTTGCGATGAGTGGGGAGGAGTACATTCTGAAACAACAGAATGCATATAATGAATGTTAATTTATCATCTCAGATGGGGTGATAATAGCATGGGAACACACAAAAAGAAACCCCACTCACATTCAAGCAAGTGGGGTCAGAGCAGTTATTTTTTCTTTTTTGATTTCTTCTTTGATTGCCCAGATTCATGAAGTGCTATGGCAATGCTCGTGCTCTTATGTTATACTATAAACTGTTCAATAAATAAACGATAGGGGCTGCTTTGGGTAAAAGAACCGGACATATGGTTAACTGTCTTGAATGCAATAAAGAATTATACGCTTCAGGATGGCAACTGAAGCAAGGTAAGGGGAAATATTGCTCAAAAGTATGTGCAAACAAATTATCAATTGGCAAAGCTGTTGAAGCTTCGCGCGGCAAACCTAAACCTAGCAGAAAAACAGGAAAAACATTTAATTGTAAAATATGCAGCAAAGAATTTTATGCTCCCAAATGCCGTGTTGATTCTGGAAAAGTTAAATACTGTTCTCGATCATGTATGGCTAAAGATTTATTGCCAAAACATAGAGAGATTCATGGGTTCCAAAAAACAAATAAACCCTTACATACCTACAAACACATTTGTGTTGATGGAAAAAGATTTAGAGAACATAGATGGATTATGGAACAACACCTAGGAAGAAAGTTAGAACGATGGGAACATGTACATCATATAAATGACGATTCCTCTGACAACCGACTCGAAAACTTGGAAGTTCTCTCTAACGCCGATCATCAGAGGAAAGAATATCGATTCAGGAAGAAACTCACTTCTTCGATTTCTTCTTTTTAGATTTCCTATTAGACATTCCCGCTTCATTTAAAGAAATAGCAATGGCCTGCTTTGGATTAGTAACAATTGGACCATTTTTTGAGCCAGAATGCAATTCTCCAGCTTTCCATTTATCCATTTCTTCCTTCATACGCTTCTTCTTGGCCTTTTTTGGCGCAGATTTAGTAAGTATTGGCATTATTTGCCTTTCTTCTTGCGTAATTTGCCCAAGGTAATAGCTAAAGCAGCCCGCTTGCCCTCTTTGCCACCAGCCTTTTCAGCTTTTTTCAGCTTGGCCTTAGGTATTTTCTTGCCTTTAGGAACGTGCAGTTCTTCGTGAAGTGCCCCCGGCTTTTTAATTGCGTCTTGGATCCAGAATTTCTTTGCCATTATTTCACCATTTTCTTGCATTTACACGGTGATTTTTTGCATTTTTTACACATCATGATTATCTCTTTTGGTAATCTTTAGGTTACTTTGTGCGCGAACTTTGGTTAAACATAGCTAACCGTTCTGGGTATTCCCATGCATCAAATTGCCTATGTATTGGCTTTTCTGAAAGGTTGGCCATCTTGCCGTGATCTTCTTGGATCATACGTGCATCTGAAAGTTCTTGCCTTCTACGTGGGTCTACGTTAGACATGAATGTATTTCTTAAAAGTATGTTTATATCCATCTTCTCTCCTTAGGTGTGCCCTGCTGAACATAAAAAAACAGGGCACTATTTTATCTTACGAACCTAGAATCAAAACGAAGAAGCCGCTCATTAACTTTTTCAGCTAAACCTGCGGGTTGCTTCTGCATGTTTTGGGGCTTGCCCAATATTTTCCATGCTGTCTTGGTAGCTAAGCTTTTAGGGTCTCGTATCATGATTGCCATGATCTTCCTAAAATTTATGTGGCATATTATTTCTGCCCTTAGGGGAATCTTCTTCCATTTGACGGTCGATCCCTCTAATAGTGTCATCCATGCCTTCATCCATATAATGACGCGCTTTTGGATATGGTTTGATCATGACTTCTTGTGGCATGTTTGCAATTGCGCTGTG